TGGGTATGCTCCCCTCACCTGCCCTGGTCGTCGCCGCCTTCTCAGCCTCTAACTTAAAACCCGTGGGTGAGGCTTTGAGGGAAAAATATCCACACGCACACATTTGGTTTTGTGCTGATAACGACCACAGAAAAGAAATGAACGTAGGCCTTAAGCTCGCGACCGAAGCAGCACTCGCAGTATCGGGTATGGTGATTTATCCAACCTTCGAAAAAAATGAGCCCGGTACAGACTGGGACGACTTTGTGAAACTGGTTGGTATTGATAACGCAAAAGAAAAATTTAACGCACAAATGACTGCCCCCAACTCACTTCAACATTTAGTGGAGACTAACTATGGAAAAGTTCTCAAAAAGAAAAAACCTACAAAAACCAAAAAGCAAAACGACGAAAACACTCAAACAAATTTCGGAGATGCAGAACCTTGTGACGGAACTAGTGGGGAGATTTCCGAAACCGTCGGAGAAGAAAATAGTATACTTACAAACACACTTGTACAAAGGACCATTGCGATTAGCGAAATGGGAGCGGAGTCGGTAGACGAAGAAGTGAAAGCCAAGATGGAAGTTGCGTGGGCCGAGGTGCAGAGACTTAAAGAGAAAACAGCAAGCTTTTTACCACACGTCACAATGTATATGAATGGCCTTGCACCTATGGAGCTAAAAATAAAGAACGGCAAACCCGTTACACCCACAGAAAAAGAAGTCGCACACTACGTTCATAGCTACTTCGTAGCGAGTAACACGCCTCTTAAAAGATGGGGCGAGAAGGACTTATTCAAATACACAGGCACGCACTGGCAGCTACTTGATGCGGGTGACATGATTGAAATTAAAAATCAAATCAGCACTGCCCTCCGAGGAGCAGCGGGGGCAACTAGAGTTGATTCTTGTTACCGCACTTTCTTTAGACTCGTTGATAAAATGCCGCGCAATCCTTATATAACTGACCCGTCAAAAATTAGTTTCAAAAATACCACTCTTCATGTAGAAATAGATACCCGCACTAGAGAGTGGAGTCTGCGACGTGCACCGCACGACCCCGCAGACTTCATCTCTCACTTTATTCCCTTTAACCTCGATGAATCAGCTACCAACCCATACTTTTTAGATATGCTCGACAATATCTTTACTAAAAAAGATAAAGTGACTGGCACCTCAACGCCTGATCCAGAAAAACAAGAAAAACTTAAACTCCTTCAAGAAATGTATGGAGCCTGTATTGCCCCGATATTTCCTCACCTGTTCTTGCTCTATGGTCCGGGAGGCAGTGGGAAAACTTCTCTTATTAAATGTGCAATGCGCTTGGTGCACGATGACGCTAAAGCCTCAGTCGAGCCTTGTGAAATGAAGGGGTTTGTATTACAAAGTGTGGCGGGTAGGCTTGTTAACTTCGTGAGTGATATCAATACGGTCGAACCAATTGAAGACGCAACTGTCAAGCGAATTGAAGACCGAATACCAATTAGAATAGACCGCAAATTTAAGGACGCAATCATGGCTCCCTTACCTGCCGTGAATATATTCGGAGCTAACGGCATACCTGCAACCAAGGATCAGACCTCAAACGCCATGATGCGTAGGTGGTCGTTTGTGAAAATGGCCTCCATGGATAGGTCCGAAGAGCCCGATTATGACTACGCCAATTGGGCCTTTGATCAATGCCCAGAAGGTGTGCTTGCGTGGGCAATTGAGGGCCTAAAAAGGCTACTAAGTAACCAAGGAAAATACTCCACTTTTAAGTCGGATCGGGGCGCGATTCGGGAATGGCAAACTGGGCGTGACTACGTGCAGCAGTTTTTGGACGACATGCAATTTGGGGAAGCCAATGGCGTAATTCTAGATCCGGAAGGAAAAATGAAGCCGGGCGATTTGTGGCATAAATTCTGTGCGTGGAGCGAGTTTTCTAATGGTGGGAAGCCTCGATTCGGGAAAAAGACGTTCTATTCGTCGCTCGAAAACAAGGGGCATATTCGTAAAAAAACGAACACTTCTTACGTTTTTGAGGGGTTTAGGGTGGACGAAAGTGGCAAAAACAAGGGTGAAGTGGCACAATTTTAGGGGTGGGAAAAGATTCTGCCACTGCCTAAGTACTTGTAATTGTTCAGGTGACTTGGTGCGTGTGGCAAAATGGTAAAAAAAATACGTATTTAATACATAAGATATATATATATAAGGGTATGGGGAAAACATAGAACAAGAAAGTTATCCACAATTTACAAAACTTAAAAGGGTTTGAAATACCCCCCAGTTTTTGCCACTTTTGCCACATGCGGCGTGTCATAGATTTATTAACAAGGAGAGACAACACTATGAGTTATTATTTTGATCAGAAATGGTATGTGGTCACTTACGTATCAGGTAGAAAGCGAATGCTCTGCGTCGCCCAAGAATCCCACGACGGGTTTTTAGGCCATGAATGGGACATCGAGTCTGAAACTAAGGGCAAGACCATGAAGTTCGTGCCCCGTTCAGCTATAGAAGAGATGAGGGAAGTCCCCAAAGAGGACGTCCACTCCCAGGCGATTGAGGTCCAGACTATTTCACGCAGCCGTCGGGTAAAACCTCCGCGTGAGGGTAGTTTAAAAGAGTCTCCGGAGTCTGAAGACTGATTATCTCCCTAATACGCTCGCATATACGGGCGTGCTCGCGTTCTTTAAGGGCTTGGTAGGCGCAAGGTCTACCCAGCTCCGCAAAAGCTGACAGAGTGGTCAATAGAGCGAAAATTCCAATCAATTTCCCGATTAGGCCAATTAGGGGTTTTTTCATAAAGAACCCCTTTGCGTTGCGTTAGGACCATCTAAGATTTTGGAGTGAGCCTTATCGAAAGACTTAGACCAACAAGCTTTGTATTCGGAGTCTAACTTTAGGCCCTCGCATTCGTCTCCTATGAGGTCGTATGCTGCGTATCGAGCGAAGGCCTCTGTTCGGTCTTGTCCGAAGTAGTAGAGTGCTATCCGGGCATGTCCGGGAGGCAAGACCAGAAACCCAACTATGTAAAGACCTAGTAGACTTATTCCGAGAATTAATGAGATTCTTTTCATATCAACTCCTTTGAGGTGAAATTATGAGTGGCATGGACGAGTACAGTCGAAAAATTAGAGAACAGAATGCTAAAGAGCTCGAAGCCATTCAGGCAAACTATGCCGACGTTGCGAACGAACGCCTTCAAAGCGTTGCTCAAGGTGGTAGTCCGTCGCCCTTCGCAAGTCCATGGCTTGCAATGAAGCAACAATACTACAACTTGAGAATGATGCCGTATGAGCGTGCTATGGGCGGCGAGAACGCGGGAAGCATCCTTGCCTCCCCACAATCCGGAGCCCGCGACCTCAAATGGGAGCGCGACATTCAACAAGCTCAAAGGAATACGGGAAAACTCCCGAAGCCGTTCATTCCGTAAGATCATACGATTACCAACACTTTGTTGATGTATAGGCATAGTCCCCATCAATCGTATAAATCGGAGTAGAGACACAAGTATGCTGAACTAGATCATAGTTTGTGGGAATGTAACCCGTTTGCGAGTTACCTTGACCCAATCCAAGATCTGGATCTTTTGCATCTTGCATCGGCTTCAACTCTCCCCCTCTGTAAACTTCTCTTAGGGCCGGTGGTAAATCGAAACCCTTTTGAGGTTGTGGAGTCGAACATCCGATTAAAGTTAGGATCAAAATTCCAGCAAGGCCAATTAGTAGTTTTCTCATACGTTCTCCTTTAGTGACTCATAACGAGTCTTTAGTTTATCGAAGTTACTTAAGAAGTTGTGCCTGTAACAGTAACGACCGAAAGGCGGTAACTCTTCGTAACGGTCCCCGTGGACTCTTATTAACCCCAACGCTTGAAGCATCTCGGCGAGACGTTCAGTTGTTAGGTCTTGTTCCCACGGGGTATCGAACAAGTATTTAAAATAAAGTCGGTTCATTCGGTAAGTACGTCCGATAGTGAGACTCATTTGCTCTCCTCGGAGTATTTCTCAATGAATACAGCACGGTTTCCCCATTCATATCTCACCATGAGTTGTACCCAATTCACGGCCTCAACTTCGCTTACGAACGGAGCACCAAGTTTAGTATTAATGGCACTAGTCCAGACCAAGAGACCACCCTCAATGGGTTTCAAGGTATGAATTAGGCCGTCAAGCGCAAGGATATGTTTCGGATTGTGGTTAACCACGGCTTCAATGGCTTGTTTTTCGCCGCGCTCGATTGCACCACTAACATGGTGTACAAGCTTGTCTTTTAAGGTTTTCACGACTCGTCTCCTTGTTCAGTGTTATTCGAATAGCCCTCAACAATATAACCGTCGCTCAGCAAGCCATCCGCGAAGTCTGCAACTCCACAACGGTATGCCACTGGATCTACCGAGCGAAGGACATCACTAGGCATGTATTCAAGCATTCCGATCTTTATAGGTCCCTGTTCATCTAATGCTTCGTCGAACATATCGTGCAATTCTCGGTCTGATATTCGTGTATTTTTCATGACAAACCTGCAACGTAGAACACGATTGAGCCGAAGCCGTCTCGTGAAAAGTTATAGAGCGCGTTTTGTACGTCGTTTTCGAGTGAATTAGACTCAACAACTTGATGTACAGCTATTTTGTTATATTTTCCAAATGAAGCTTGCCCTTTGATTTCGTAGTCCCTGAACGCGCAAGAGTTCTCCAAATAGTCTGTTAATTTTGCCTTAAGTTTGAGAGCCTTTGCTCTTTGGTATCGCTCTTGTTTCTTAATCTCTTCCTTTAAGAATTGGTCACAAAGCTGTTCTTCGCCCCTAACGATTAAATCAGCAAGACTAGAGCCGTCAATACCCTTTGGTAAGGACAATGTAAGATCAATTTTGATCCCGAGTTGATCCATGAGACGACTAACCTTTGATTGGTGTTTGCTAGTAGAGTTTGAGTATATGTAGTTATTGAATATAACCTTGCCCTCAACTACAGCAACGAATCTCCACCATTTATAGCTATAAGCATTGAGTGCCTTAGGATCAAATGTGACGTTGTAGTTAGAGCTTTGATATATGCCTGAACGCTTCATGTACTTCATGACTAACCTCTTTGGTTTGTTGCTAACGCTCAATTGCGTCGCGTATCTAGTATCGTCGAAGTTATAGAAAAACTCAAGAGTTTTTTGCGATGTATCTCGAACTGAGAATCCGTCGCGACGAGCGCCGAGAACCAAGGACCTTCGCGTGAGGCAAGGCATTCCCCGAAGCAAGACACGAGCTATGTGTATGATATTGTGTAGTTATAGCGGACCCCTTTCATATAGAACAGGTCTAGGATGTACTGAGCTCTTATATAGACGAGGACAAGGCATATATAGATTGGTATTAGTACGGGGGGGATGAGGTCAGCGAGCGAGAAATTATTTATGTGAGATGGGACCGTAAATTTTTTTATTTTTGATTTTGCACCGCACCTGGTATAATGGTCCTAACCCGAGAGGTACGAGTGAAGTTCTACAAGTTCCTAGAGACGGCAAAAGCGAATTTAGTCCACACGAATGGTAAGCAGACCAAATTCAGCAAAGAGTTCTATGGTGATGTTTCTAGCATTGTGCCGTTTGTATTTGTGCCCAGGGACGAGATTCAAACCATAGATGCACGGCTTCACGATGAGACGTTGGATCTACCTTTTAAATCTTGTTTCTTTGAAATGCTTGGCGCTCCGATTACTGAAATTAATGAGCAGGGAGCAGTGGCAACAATAGACGGAATTTTAATTCACGAGATGTCCCCCAAAACCTACAACATGATGCTATTAATGTGTGAGGTGCCCGTGCTATCTCCGCGAAGCGCACCCCGCCGCTACACTATTTATGCTATGGACAGTAGAAATATGGGTAAATTAAGTGTTCATATTGTAGGAATAGTTAGGAACTTATTAGAGCAGCTCACGCACCAAGAAACGGGAGTTATCAATCCCCGCCATTCGGTCAAGATGAAAGTTAACGGCCAAAAGCTTACCCACAGAATTAACAAGATTGTTTACGTTTCCCCTAAATCTCAGAGGCACGTCGCTCAGGCCCACGCATCCAAAGAGATTGACTGGTCACATCGGTTCGAGGTGCGGGGTCATTGGCGCAAGGTTGACACGATAGGTAAGGACCGAGAGGGCTTATATTGTGTTGAAGGATTTACGTGGGTAAAAGAGCATGTTAGAGGACCCGAGCATTTGCCAGTTATTAAAAAGACGCGTGTAGTTCAGCCAAGTACAACATCTTAACCTTTACATCCCCCCGTACCTGTATTAAACGAGAGGGGTATGATAATTCTAGGTATAGGTCTTCTGACATTAGGTTTTGTTATTTTTAATTGGCCCAAGAACCCCGGACCGTTCTGATGTTTTCATTTCCCACATATAACAAGGAGACAATATGCAAACAGGTATGAGTGTAGTTCAAGGATTTTTGTTTGGTTCAGGTTTAATTTTGGCGGCGATGTTATTCAGAGCGGTTCTACATACGGGATTTTGTGGTTAATTTTATGGTTTTAAGCGCCCTTGCCCTTGGTGCACCAAGAGACACGCTATGAGAGTGAAATGGCTTGGATACAAAACTCTCCACAAACTGGCTATGTGAAATTAGGTGAGGCCGCCCATCAGATCCAGGAACCGGCGGCACTTTTTGAGAACTTTATGGCTAATTAAATAAAAAAGGAGAAGTAAATGGAAACAACAATTATAGAAGTTAGAGGAGTGAAGATGGAACTCGACATGCGAACCGCAAGTTTGCAGCGAGTGGACACTTTCAAAGTTGGCGACAAAGTTAAGGTACTTAAAAAAGTAGCCTCGTATTCGGATGACTGGGAATCGTGTCCTGGGATTATAGTGGGCTTTGATGCTTACCGCGACAGTCCGACAATTATCATTGCGTATGTGAGCAGTAAAGAGGTGAAGCTTCTGCACATTAACTCCAAAACAAAAGATGTTGAAATCGTAATGGCGAACGAAAACGATTTTGAGGCTTTGGAGAAGGCTAATGTTGTTGATTTCATGAATCGCGAGATTCAGAACGCTGAACTTAAAGTTGAAGAACTGAAATACAAAAAAGATTATTTTTTAAAGTTCTTTGGGCAGTATTACAAACCGGAAGATGTTAAAAGGGAAGCTTAATTTATGGCCCATGTGCTTGTCGCTTTATCCAGGGCTTATCGGAGACAGACCGATGACTGTCCAAGAGACCTGGAAGTGGGCCGACTTTAAAGAGAGGTGAGAGATGAAAAAAGATAAATGGATTTGGATGCCGCATCCTGGACACTTCATCTGTGGTTTTGATTGCAGGTTTAGGCTCACAACTTATGTTGGCAAATATATTGTATCTACAGTAGGCGAGTTGTTTCCTGATTCTCAAGTTAGAGAAATATGTGCGAAGTCTCGGGGTATAATCTTAAACGGAATTGGTGATGAACGAAAGTACGATTACATGGACAAAATTGGATATGAAGAAATTGGTATCAATAGGAAATATGAAACTATGGTGTTTAAAGCCAAGAAATCAGAAGACAAATGTTGCCCTTGGAGAATGACAAGTGGCGAACTTGATTTTGAAGGATACAACGATCCAGGTGATGCATTCAAAGGTCACATGAAGCTGTGTCTTAAGTGGAGCAAAAAATGAAAGAATCCGCAGACGGCTGTCCAGAATTTGAACCCTCAGATTGCCAAGACGGGTATCCTGAAATTTATCATGAGTACGCTAACAAACTCCTGCGCGAATGGTTCGAAGCACAGACAGTTGTAAGCGCAGATATTGATATGAGTTCTTGGCGGGTAAGATTTGGTGCAGTTCCAAAAGACGACACCCACACAGCCCGCCTCATAGCAGTCCGACCGATCGAGAGGGACAGCAAAGATAAATTTATCAAGGACTGGCTTCAATGTGCTGAAGCCTATGCACCTAAGGAATTTGTAGATAGAGCTAAGAAACTTTTGTCAGGAGGCAAGTAGCAATGATAATCCGGGGGGATTGCTTAATAGAACTAACAAAACTTAAAAAACACTCAGTAGATGCAATCGTAACCGACCCACCTTATGGGCTTAAGTTTATGGGAAAACACTGGGATTATGATGTGCCGTCTGTAGGCATATGGAAAGAATGCATGAGAGTATTAAAACCAGGTGGACATTTATTGGCCTTCGGTGGAACTAGAACTTATCACAGACTTGTTGTGAATATTGAGGATGCCGGTTTTGAGATTAGAGATCAAATTCAATGGTTATATGGTTCAGGATTTCCTAAGTCTCATAATCTTGAAGGCGATTGGGAAGGTTGGGGCACGGCACTTAAGCCAGCGAATGAACCAATTTGTTTAGCACGAAAGCCTTTAAGAAAAGGGCTTACTGTAGCTGAGAATGTTTTAGTGTATGAAACAGGAGCTTTGAATATTGATGAGTCGAGGATTGGTCAACGTGAGAAGCCGAGGACTACTTCAAAAAAAAGAGTATCTGCAAATGCTGGTTACAACCAAGACTACAAGAATCCAAGAATTTTTGAGGGTGGCTCATCTCCGCTTCCCGATGGACGCTGGCCCGCGAATCTAATCCTAGATGAAACCGCTGCTGAGATGCTTGATGAACAGAGTGGTGTGAGTAAGTCACCTGGCACATATGTTCGCAAAGCAGATGGCATGAATGCGAATTCTTATGGCAAAGGTATGGGCGAGTCATCTGGAAAAGAATCGGTAAATTTTGGGGATTCCGGTGGTGCCTCCCGTTTCTTCTATGTAGCTAAGGCATCAAAACGTGAGCGAAATGCTGGGTTAGAAGGTATGACCAACGGGCACCCAACTGTTAAACCAATCAAACTCATGGAATATTTAATTAAACTAGTAACACCTCCAGGTGGAACCGTACTTGACCCATTTATGGGAAGTGGTTCAACGGGTGTCGCTGCTAAAAAGCTAGGGTTTAATTTTACAGGTATAGAACTCCAAAAAGAATATGCAGAGATAGCAGAGAAAAGGATAGGGACTACAAAATGAAACTTAAAGCATGCCCATTTTGTGGTGGGGAAGCGAAGGTAATCGGTGTTAATTATTTATGGGTAGAATGCTTAACGTGCTATGCACAAACAATGGTTAGCATAATAAAATCAAAAGCAATCAAGCTATGGAATAGAAGGGTGAGGAAATGAGCGTTAGAGAAGCTAAAGAAAATGAAGAAATAGTTAAGTCAGAATTTGTATATAGGTTAGTTGGTCCGGGCGGCATGGAGCACAATTACCTATGTTCAGTATGCAGAGAATCTTCTGCTGTTATAGAAACTTGGCACGGAATTCTTCAGCCGTGTTGGACATGTCAGAGTAAAGGATGGAGATTATTTAAAACTAATTGGCTAATGAGATTTCTCAACTCGAGGCTGAGATGACCGACTCCCTAAAAGATAAACAAGCATTTTATAGAAATGATCTATTTGAAAAAGATCGAGCTGGGTTTGATATGTATGAGCAGTCGCCTATTTTTAGGAAGATGAAAGCTGATCTTGAGTTTTATGCACAACGCGCTGTCTGGGGCAACGGCTGCGCAGCTATTGATCCTTGCGATACATACACATGTGAGCTTGGCGCATTAAGAGGCGGTAAACGAGCTATAGAAACACTCCGCGCGATTGAGGGGGATGAATGAGCGTTTGGTACAATCCACACGACGACCAGATCATGCTAGTAAAACGATGGGGTCGCTATATGTATAAAAATGCGGTCATGCACGAGAATTACTGTCCAATGTTTTTTGCTAGATGGCAGTGGGTGAGAATAGGAAAGTTCGAGTGAGCGATAGCCAGAGGTTCTTACCAGTAGAAAGAGTCAGAATTGCTAATGCGGCAATAGATGAAAACCTTACCTTAGAGGGCACAAAAATGTTTCTCTTAAGCATCGTTGTGTCCCATGAGAATTATAGGTCTGCGTACGACTCCCTCCTCAAAGAGGCGATGGCGATGAGAGAGCGATTGAGGTGCCCAAAGTCTATTTTAAAAAACACGTACTGTGGTGAGTGCTACGAGTGCAGTGCTATTTATAGCTTCGACAAGTGGCTAGAGGAGAACAAACCATGAAAACCATGTCTACCGAAGCACAAGCAAAAATGGAAGAATGCATAGACGGCTCTGCTATAACTTTTAAAGCAGCCCTTGAGTGTCCTGATATAGCGCCCAGTGAGTGCATACCAGTAATAGCTAGGGCATGCTTCTCGGCTGGCTACGAATTTTCTCGCTATGAGGAGCGAGTATTCATCTACAAAGAACTACTAGTAAAACTATACAGCTTTATTAGTGTTATGGAACAAGAAGGTCATCTAACTGGTTATGTAAGAAACCTGCAAGAAATAAGAGATCATATTAATTTATTTGTTATGGAAAAATACCTCAAGGAGAACAAACCATGAGCTACACGAATGTGCACATACCAGATAGATTTAATACTCAGACACAGCTTCGCGAAAAAGTTCACGAGTTAAAAAGTAAAATAGATTGGTTGAACCAAATGCTTGATTCATATGAGAAAGAGCTACAAAACATTCCAAAAGCGATATTGGAGTATGGCTTTGTCGAACTTAACTACGAGAATAAAAAGATGAAAGTAGGTCAAATACCGTGAGCTACAAAGAGCGCAGAGATAAGTTGGCGCGTACATTGGTTGAGAAATACCAATTCCCGTTCGACCTTTACTATGATGATTGCGTCTCTTTTGTAAAAGAAGGCTTCGACGCCGGTCGAGCCGACACGCTTAAACTCGCCGATGAGATTTTGGTGGAAGCTTTAGGACATTCCGTTGCAGCTATGACCTACGCTTACGAAGACCATGCGGATTGGTATTATTCGAATGTTAAAGCAGATATTGAAATAGCGTTAGCCCAGTGGCAGAAAGCGAAGGAAGAGTGATTGGTCTCATAATGTGGTCGCTTGCGATGATGATAACGGGAGCTACGATTGCGACGTGGTTCTATACAAAAAAGAAATTTACGTCAGGAAGCGGAGTCTTTACAGCTCCCAAAGAGACAACGCATTTATATGTAATGGGCGCAGATGGTAGTGCTATTAAGATATCGAAGGCCGACGATATACCAAAAGAAACTTACGCCGTAGAAGAGAGATACGAGTGACCACAGTTAATTTTTTCGATAGACATTCAACAGCTCGCCCCAACATCTCGGACCTTGTGTGTACGCAATGTAAGGTAGGTCTTCACGGTAGATTTGCAGGAGTTTTGCAGCCGTGGTGTGCTGTGTTTATGGGAGGCTCGAAGGGTGTGGAGCTTTGTTTAGAGTGTTACGACAAATGGTTCAGGATTTTCAGAAAGAGTATGGAATGAAAGAAATTAATTTAGAGCAGTACAAAGGAACATTCCCCTGGGTTGACGAGATTATTAAAGAACTTGAGGCTTTGCGTATAAGTGATAGAAGGCAAAAAGACCTTATAGAGACTGTTTTTTGTATGGTAGGTGCTCAGTACCACATGCCAATATGCAGTCGATGTGCGGAAGCTCTCTACTCTCCTAGCAAAAAGGACGCAAAATGAATCAACAAGAGTTGTACATGGCGCTTTATCATCGTTTGAGTAGCGACATATCTCTCACGCAGATACAGTGTGAGCGTATTATTATAGAGTTAGTAGAAATTATGCGAGGTCAGCTCAGCCAGCGTAAAGAAGTAAAGCTAAAAGGCTTTGGTACTCTACAAGTACGAAGGCACAAAGCGCGGAACTACAGGAACCCACAGAACGGTAAAACAATTCGTAGGCCTGCTAAGAACATAGTTAAGTTTAAGCAGTCGGAATTTTGGGATTTGCAGTATGTTGGACAACATGCAAAGAAATAATGAGGATACACCCATGAAACCAAGCACCAAGTTTAAAAAACCTCGCCCCCAGCGCGATAATTCAAAGATTATTACGAAGGATAAGTTTTTAACGGACAAAGAGATTAAGTCGATGTTTGATATGCTATCAACAAGCAAAACAATTCCGTATAAGACTCGAGTTATGATTGAATTGGCTTATTATACAGGCGCAAGGGCCTCGGAACTTCTAGATTTAAGGCTAAGTGACCTGATTCCGGATAGCAAGAGCGTTTTTATATACGGACTAAAGGGTGGGTTATCACGGGAGCTGCCAATTCCCCAGACTGTTTGGGTAAAAGCTCACAAATTGGCATCAGAAGACCCGGATGGCTTTGTTTTTGGGAACGGATACCAGTGGTTAAAGAAGGAATGGGCGAAATATAGACCCAATAAGTCAAAAGTTTTTCATAGCCTTCGTCACACATTTGGGGTTAGATTGTACCAGAAAACACGCGATATACATCTCGTGAAGACCGCGATGGGGCATAAATCTATCCTTTCCACACAGATTTACGTCAATTTCGCATACTCCCAAAATGAGCTAAGAAAAGCCCTTACATAAGATTGGGCTAGACAGTCAGAATCCTTACAGCGAACATCAGTTCAATGAGCGAAAAAAACGCGGATGATAATACAGAAAATTCGATCGCCGAAATTTCCACAGTAGACGCAGCTCTTTCTGTTCTGAGCGACAAACTGCGGATGCGGTATCATGAAGTACCTAAAGAATATTTGGAAATGTCCGATGAGAAGTTAGAAGAGCAATTTGCATTTACAAAAACGGATCGAATGGTTCGTATTTGTCTATGGAAAGAAGTCGCTCGAGTTCAGGAATTAAATTTACCTAAAATAAATATTGCACGAATGCTTAGAGGTATTTGTGCACCTCAGACTTTCTTTCAACACTTATTAAAAAATGATTTTCGGGTAGCTTACTACTTACGACCCCCACAATCCTACGAGCAACAAGTAGGAGAGTTGATTGATATTGGTGTTAAGAAACTTCGTGAAGCGTTCGACGCGAAACTTGTTTATTCAAACGGGCACCTCGATGCTCGTGCTGCGAAAACTCTGTTAGATATTCTCGCATACTTTGAGGATAGAACTAAGGGTGCGATTGAACAAAAAATTAAGATGGACGCAAAGACACAGAATTTGAATGCGAACGTGACTTTGAATTTTCAATCAATGAGTGAAGTTGATAAAAAATTAGAAGAACTTCGCTCACGCTTAGCTGATTACGCTTCAGTCGATCTTGTACATACACTTCCCGGTCGAGTTGTGAAAGACGTAGATGAGTTATAAGAAACGCGCCACGAAAGAACAGATCGAGCAACTTAAGCGGCAAGAGCTTGAGTTATTATCTAATAAATTAAATTTAATTGAAGGATTACCCCACATTCATGGTTGGAAGTGGTACAAGTGGGCGCGAGAAATTTATACCTCTATGAATAGGGAAGTTTTCTGTACCGCTGCTAACCAAATTTCAAAGTCATCGACTGCGATTAGAAAAAACATTGAGTGGGCCACGAACCCCGAAATTTGGAAAAGGGCCTGGCCTACTTTAGCGCCGGGGCAAAAGCCAAATCAGTTCTGGTATTTTTACCCGACACAAGATGCGGCTACCGTTGAGTTCGAAACAAAGTGGGAGCCGTTGTTTTTACCAAGGAACGAGTTTAAGAATCATCCTGTGTATGGTTGGAAAGAAGAGTATAATAAGAACCACATTCACTCGATTCATTTTAATAGCGGAGTTACGATTTACTTTAAATCTTACGAGCAGAAAGTAACGAACCTCCAAACAGGAACGGTTTACCATATCACTGGGGACGAAGAAATTCCCGAGCCATTACTCCCGGAGATTCAAGCAAGGCTAAACGCCACGGACGGATATTTTTTATCAGTTTTTACAGCGACACTTGGGCAGCTCTATTGGGAGAGAACAATGGAGCCGAAGTCTAAAGAAGAGGAGCTTCATCCGAACGCTTTGAAAATGAGTGTTAGTGTTTACGAGTGTAAACAGTACGAGGATGGGTCGCCCTCACATTGGACGGATGAGAAAATTCAGAGGGCAGTTGAGCGGTGTTCAAGCCCTGCTGAGATACAGCGTCGAATAATGGGGCGATTTGTAAAGTCAGAGGGTTTAAGATTTCACGGGTTTGATAGAACAAAAAATATTTCTCCAAAACATTTACTTCCCCAGCATTGGTTATTATACGCGGGAGTAGATCCAGGTACGGGCGGAGAGAAAGCACATCCGGCAGCGATAGTGTTCGTGGCAGTAAGTCCAGATTTTAAAAAGGGTCGAGTGTTTAGAGCGTGGCGAGGAGATGGGCAGTCGACCACTTCCCAAGATGTGTTGAATCAGTTTAAAGTTATGCGTGGGAATTTAAAATTTGTGCTTCAGATTTATGACTACGCCTCTCGCGACTTTTTCTTAGTGGCGAGTAGACAAGGTGAGGCGGTCACGGAAGCAAATAAAGATAGGGACGCAGGGTTTGGACTTTTGAATACATTATTTAAAAATCAAATGCTCGCGATCCAAGGCGAGGACCCGGAACTAGAAAAATTAGTAAGCGAGCTTTGTTCAATACCCACCAACGCAAAAAAGACGGATCACTTCACTGATGATATTTCTGACGCGCTTCGTTACGTGTGTTCTAGTATCCCTTGGGATTTTGCGGACCACGAAACGCGCGTTGATGAGAATGTAGTTTTGGCCGAGCAAGCGATTGAGCCCGATAAAACTGGACCCGCTTTACGTAGAGAATGGTTTGAGGGCGAGAAACAACTAGCCGATGATATTACTGATGAGCTTGACTTCTGGAATGATGTGGCGGGAACATGACACCTGTGACATTATCAATTAAAGAGGTCAAAGAACTCTTACGTCACTTGAATAAGTTCGGGGCTAAATCCTTTGAGGGGTTTGGTCTTAAATTGGAGTTTCACAACACGACCCCCGTTGTAGAAATCCGAACAGCACGCCAAACCAAGGCGTCTGCAAAAAATGCCGCTGAAATTGAGCAGCTAAGTTTCTTAAGTGAAAACGCAGACGTTGTTGAAGACAGAATCTCTAGCGCACTTATTGAAGACCCTGCTGAGTATGAGCGGCTCCTACGTGAAGGGGAGTTAGAGGATGACCGAGGGGAAGCCCCACAAAATCGCGGACCTGAATCGGCTGTACAGTGAGGCCGATCAATGCGACCAAGAACACTTTTCAGAACAGCGGTCCAACGTCCTCTTAATTGCAGGCGAACATTATACTAAACGAAATTCAAAATATTGGAACCGGGTACGAGACTCGAAAGATCTAAGTAGTGAGCAAAAGCTTAGGCTTACTAAAAATCACATCAATCGAATCGCAAAATTCTATGTAAATCAAATCATGTCTCACGCCCCATCGGTGGTTGTTGCTCCCAAGAATGAAAAGGAATTGCAGGACCAAAAAACTGCGGAATTAAACAATGCTGTTTGGCAGGACCTAAGAAAAAAGCAGGGTTTGAGGTTAAAGACTCAAGCTTGGTGCAAAGATTTTATTGATCTAGGTGAGGTTGCATTAAAGCTTTTCTGGAACCCAAATAAAGGTCGCTTTCTCGGGTACCAGGCGGAGACGGATGAAATGGGTAATGTCCTCACGGATGAGAACGGCCAACCAGCCCCCTCAGAGACTCCGGTTTTTGAAGGCGAGATAGAGTTCGAAAGAATTTGGGCGTTCAATTTACTAAGAGACCCGAACGCAAAAACAATGGACGAGTCAGCCTTCTATATTTATAGAAAAATGATCGACATTGATAAGCTTAAATCTTTAGTTGGCGGCGACGAAGAAAAACTCAAGATGATTACTGAAGACAAAGATGACACGTACATGGTGTTTGACGGTAATCAGTCGAATTATCAAAAGACTGATAAGCAGTGTTTACTAAGAGAATATTATTTCAAGCCTTGCCACGATTACCCACAAGGGTACTACTACATTACAACACACTCAGGAATTTTATTTGAGGGTGAATTGCCGTTTGGAATATTTCCGATTGTGTATGCAGGTTTTGACGAAGTTCAGACTTCTCCAAGACATAAATCAATTGTTAAGCAACTTAGGCCGTATCAGGCCGAAATAAATCGCAGTGCTTCGAAAATTGCCGAACATCAGGTGACATTGGGGGACGACAAGCTACTTGTTCAGAGCGGTACGAAGGTTACTAACGGCGGGCACTTACCGGGCGTTAGAACTTTGCAGTATTCTGGCGCGGCACCTACTGTCCTTCAAGGCAGAGCAGGCGATCAGTATGTGAGCTACATGAACTCTCAAATTGTTGAGATGTACCAAGTCGCCAACATGAAAGAGCTTGACGAGAATGCCGAGATGAAGCTCGACGCGTTCGGGGCTCTTTGGTCAAATATCAGGCAGAAAAAGAAGTTCTCTATTTATGGCGAAAAGTTTGAGTGGTTTTTAATTCAAGTTTGTGAAGTGGCGTTAAAAATAGCTAAGGAGTATTACACGCCTGAAATGTTAATACCGGCTATTGGTAAGAACGAATACATAAACATCCCTGAATTTAAAAACACTGAACCACTTTGCTACAAGGTAAAACTTGAGGCGACTAGTGACGACATTGAGACCATGATGGGTAAGCAATTAGCTATCAACCACACTTTGCAGTATGTGGGGAATCAGTTGTCTAAAGAGGATATCGGCAAATTAATTAGATCCATGCCGCTTGGAAACTTAGAAGAAAGTTTTAGCGACTTCACTATTGATTATGATGCGGCCACAAATATGCTTTTAGGACTTGACCGAGGGGACGCACCGACACCCAATAAGTACGATGAAGCAAAATATATGTTGAAGCGCCTTGTGGCCAGAACTAGGCAAGCTGATTTTAATCAGTTGCCGCCAGAGGTTCAGCAAAATTACGACAACACGATTGGAATTTACGAGCAGATTATAGAGCAACAACAAAGAGAACTTTTAGCCGCCCAGAGCCAGTACATCCCAAGCGGAGGCGCTCGTATAAAAGTGGACTATTACATTCCGGACGCAAAAAATCCTGATCGGCCTGTACGGGCCACGCTTCCGGCAGAGAGTATTGATTGGTTAATAAAAAGATTGGCAGACCAGGGGTCAGCTCAAGAAATGATGACCTCTATGAACCAAGGTGCCGTCTCGGAGATGGCAGGACACATGAACCAACAACAAGAGCAGTCCCTACAAGGAAGTAACTCTGCTCCGCCACTGATGGGTTTGGCGCAATAAACTCATGGGGGATACTGAAATGTCATCAGAAAATATGACACAAGAATCGGCCACAAGCCAAACAACTGAGACTGCTTCGGCAGCTCCGGAGACGACAACCGCAACAACTAACCAGGCCACGTCATCTAGCGATGCGCGTGAAGGTATGGAGTCATCTGCTTCGGCAGGTCAGCCTACCACACCTGCTTATACGCCGAATTATAAATTCAAAGCGTATGAGAAAGAGTATGAGCTTGATGAACTGTATCGTCCTTTAATTAAGGATGCGGATACAGAGGCAAAAATAAAAGCACTTCACTCTAAAGCTTATGCTTTAGATCCGATGAAGGACAAGCTTGAGGGGACACGAAGAGAATTTGACGGCTTCCGCGCAACAACTGAGCCAAAACTTCGAGCTTATGATCAATTTAATAAAATTTTAGAAAACAAAGATTGGGACACATTCTTCAAAAAATTGAATGTGCCTAACGAAGAAATATTCGCTTACGTTGAAAAGCAACTCGCTCTTATGAACGCGCCTGCTGACCAGAAGGCGGAGTATGAGAGAAATTTGCAGATACGCCAACAAGCGTACATGCAAGAGGAGCAGCTTAGAAACTATGAAACTATGCATCGGGAGCAGGCTGTTCAGACCAGACACATGCATCTTGATTCATTAATGTCTCGTCCCGAGGTGCAGAAATACGCCGGAAGTTGGGATGAGAGAGCGGGACAAATCGGAGCATTTCGTCAGCTTGTGATCGACGAAGCCACAGCACATTGGTATCAGACGGGCGGCCCACAAGGCGGCGAGGATTGGGCACCTGAACAGGCTGTTCAACACGTCATAAACAAATACGGAAAAGTGGTTGCAGGCTTCGGGGGACAACCCACACAAACTTACGGCACCCAGCAACCAGTTGGGCAACAAAATAATGGCGCTCCGCCGGTAATTCCGCATGTAGCAGGTAGAGGGACTTCACCTATTAAGAAAGTTCCAAAATCATTAGACGACATTAAAAAACTGGTCTCTGAATTAAGAGACTAAAATTAAAGGGGATTTATGAGTACTAGTAGAAGTTTTCAATCAATGCTAAACGAGTACCTACCACTCGATTTGCTGAACAACGAATGGCAAAAACGTGATTACGTTTACCAAAAAGTTACTAAGAAAGACAACTGGAAGGGCGGCAGTTTAGTTGTTCCTTTCGAGGGTCAACAAGCTTCATCAGTAGAGTTCGGTCAGCTTGCTGCCGACACTGACGTTTCTCAGGATGATTTCATCCGTGGAACTATCTCTACTCAGCCAGAAGTTTGGGCAACTATGAAATTCAACCACCGTGATTTGATGGAACATGATGGGAAAATTCCGGAATCAACATTCCTAAGAATTTTACCAAACCGTGTAAACACAATGATGGATTATTTCAAGATGGCAGCTTCAGTAAACATGCTTAACGGCCCACACTTCGCAAAAGCGACAGTTGACGGTACTGCTGGCGGTGTTTTGGAAGTTGACCGTGTTGACCGATTCCAACTTTCTCAGAAAGTTATATTGGATGATAGCAACTCAGCTCCGGGCACTTACTACGTAATTGCTATTGATGTTAACGGCGGATCACTTTTAAGTGGCGCAGTTACATTATCAGCAACTCGTGGCGGCGCTGCGGCTGACATTTCTGCCTACACTGTAGCTCAGGCAGCAAAAGTTTACCACCCAGGTGCTCAAACTGGATCATTCACATCACTTGAAAGTCAGCTTTTGTCTGCGGCAAACGGCGGCACAAGTGCATTGTTCGGTCAAACAAAGACTGCGTATCAGTTTTTGCAAGCCGTTCAAATTGATGGAAGTGCAGTATCAGCTTCAAACATCTTGCAAAAGATTTTTGACGGCTACACTCGCCGCATGATTTTGGGTAAAGGCGGACAAGCCCCTGAAGTTCTAATGTCATTCAAGCACTTTGGTTCTTGTATGAAGTTGTTGGAAACTCAAAAAGGTGCTTTCAACGTGGTTCCAAATTCTCGCAAAACTTCAGTTTACGGATGGGATACAATCGAGGTTGGCTCGGTATCTGGTCAAATGTTGAAGCTTGTGGGCATTCAGGAAAAATCTGACGACACAATCATGTACCTTGATTGGGAAGGAATTTCTTTCTACTCAAACGGTGGTATCAAGAGAAGAACTGCTCCAGACGGAAAACAGTACTTCGAACTTCGCGCAACAACTGGTTACAGCTATGTGCTTGACCACTGCTTGTTTGGAGACATCGTTTGTGAAAGACCGGCTTCACAAGCAATCATGTTCGGTATTCCAGCATATTAATAAAGTTGGGGGAGAGAATATCTCCCCCCTCTTTTTACTAAAGGTGTCAGGGAATAATGCGAACAAAGACTGAACTTTTAAGATCTACAAAACGGGAACTTTTGAAAGAGTTCTGTACGTTTGATGGCTCTGATCGGGCACTCAAGAAGTACATCGCCCCGGCAGATACAGTCCTAGGGGAGCCATGTCTTGTAGTTGAGTATTTATATTACGGAATTACTTCGGTAGTTAAAGGTCGGAGCGAAGGTTACGATGTTTGGCAAGCGGGGTTTGAGGTTTTTTAGAGGGGATAAGTGGCTAAATCTAAGACATTACTTCTCGTCACTATAAGACGAGAGTTAATAAAAGAACACTGTACGTTTGATGGCTCTAATCGGCCATTAAAGAAGTACATTGCTCCGGTTTCAGCGACTCAAGGTTCTCCATGTTTAGTGATTGAGTATTTGTACTACGGAATTACTTCGGTAGTTAAAGGCCGTAGTGAAGGCTATGATGTTTGGCAATCTAGTTTCGATGAACTGGACTATTTAGTAGATGATTTAGGTAATAATTTGACCGATGATTTAGGCAACCTACTTTTGGGAGCATAGATGGCAGACGTGCAGCACATTTTCAAATTTGCAGGCCCTCCCACGACGGCCCCTACGGGCTCAGGTCATCATTGGGTAGATGAATTAAACGTAAGAACATATTTATCAAAAGGCTCAGCCGATGTTACGGACTGGGTGTTAATTGGTTCAGGTGGTTTACCAAGTGGCGGCGGCGTTGGACAAATTCTTGTTAAGCAAAGTGGAATTGACGGCGACGCTCTTTGGGTAAATCAGCCCGGATACTCGGATACTGCGAACACACTTGCGGGGTATAATTCGAGCGGGGAATTAGCCCGTATTCCAGACTGGTCATATAACAACACGAATCGTGGTCTTACCGGCTCACTTACAGTCATTCCAAATGCTGGCGGCGGAAACTCTCTAAATGCCTTGACAGTTGATTTTGAGCCCGCAGCTAATTCGCCAGCGGAGACGTGGAATGTTTTTAATTACAATATAAATCTTGATCCAAACTCTGCGGGGTTTACTTTTGGAACCGATGGAAACGCTGTTCTTTTATGGGCTAATTATTTTAGTCATCAAGGGACAGGCAGCATTGGTTCGATTACTTTTCTAAACAACAATTTCGGATTAGGAAACGGCACAGATCCAATTTCCGTTAAGGGAATTAATTATGCGATGGGGTTTGGTCAGGTGTCTGCGAATGTGACGGTGAATGGGCAGATTCAGGGGTATGGGTTTCAGCCGAGTATAAACGCAGCGGCGATTCTCACACAAAACATAACTGCATTTTACGATTATTCCGATATTGACTGTGCGACCCCAGGATACACTATTTTTAGTGCGGGTCCTCAAGTTGCTTCAATTTCAAATAACGCCAATTTTACGGGAATTTATTTAAACCCCACAGTCCCGGTATTTACTGGAAATGCGTCATTCAATGCGATAGCAATTGCTGGAACATTGGGAACATTTGATACAGGTGGGTATCAAGGAATAACCTTGAACCCCACAATTTCCTCTGTGGGTAGTTTTTTAGGTTTAAACATGAACCCAACGATTACGACGTTGGTAAATTACGCACATTTTATAGACATCAATCCGACAGTTTCGTCTGCTCCGAATGGAAGTTGCACGGGCATATATGTTGATATGTCGAACTGTGCCGGCACCGGGCACCATGCTGCAAATTTTGTTGGCGACGTACAAATAACAGGAGATTTAAGTTTTTCAGGCGCTCTTTCAATAGGTGCTTTAAATGCGTTTGCGTCCCAAGCTATTGTTAACGGCGGGGGAACACCCTCTACAATTCATAGTTTAGTTTCGAGCCCTACGATAGCGGCATCTACTACAGTTGCCTTAGGTGACACGATTGGTGTGAACACAGCTATGCTTTTATCGGTAGGTGACAACGCAGTTGTTACCACAGCACTTGTTGGTTTATCAGCTCTTGCGCTTCCTGCGGTTGTAACAATGGGAATCGGTTCCACAGTAGACCAAGTTGCAGGCGCTACTTTTGCGTTAAGTTTAGACGGAGCAGCGGGCGGCGGGACGATTGCGAATCTTGATTTGTGCAGATCCGTTGCAATACCAAACGGCATAACCACAGTTACAAAATGTGTGGGCTACAAGTTTGACCTCCCGTTTGGAGATCCAGGCACTACGACCTGGGGCTTTTATGCTTCACCAACAAGTCATAACTACTTTGCAGGGGACTTGTTAATTGGTGGGACTGCGTACAGTGACGACGTGGTAACAAACTCAAGTATTGCTTTAGAAATTAAATCGACGACAAAAGCTTTCATGAACGCTCGTATGACGACTACAGAGCGGGATGCATTGACTGCTGTAAACGGAATGCAGCTATACAACACTACGACAGACAAGCTTCAGGTTTACGCGGCTGGTTCGTGGGTAGATTTACACTAGGAGAGGGTATGACTTTGGATGAGGCAAAAATAATAATTGAGGCGGTGAAGCTTAACCCGCCGCTTGCAGGATATACAAACGCGCAGGTTTGTATGGCCATAAGTGTTTTAGGTGGGACGCATTTAGCTCCGCCCACAGAGTAAGGATAAATAGTGGGAACACCGACTACTAAAACTGAGTTACTAAAAACATCCGCGCACGAACTGGTAAAACAGTATCAGGTGCTTGATGCGTATGGAAGACCTTCACTTCTGTACACTGCCGCCACGAACGCGATTCATGGTGAGCCTTGTTTAGTAACTGAGTTTGTGTATGTCGATACAACCTCTACACAAATAAAAGGCAAGATTGACGGTTATGCTACATGGGATGAGGATTTTGTACCGGACTCAAGCTTCACGGTTTCAGTTCCGACAAGTTCATCGAAGACACAATTTATTTTAGTAAAAGAAAACGAGATAACAAAACAGTACCAGGAGTTGGATGGACAGGACAGACCAGTTCGTGTTTACGAAGCCTCGGTGGTAGCGAGAACAGGTTCTCCATGTTTAGTCACAGAGTATATTTATCAAAGCCCTACGAGCACAGTTTTTAAGGGCAAGAAGGAAGCATACTCGGCATGGGATGTGACATGGATACCGGACTCAAGCTTCACAGTGAGTTATTAAAGAGGGTGATAAATGTTTGATAAACACAGATTTGAAGTTTGGACGACAGTACAACATCCTTTAAAGCATACACTTTCTGACTTTGCTTATTCAAACCCAGGGCTTCCGGGTGTAACGGATGTAAACTCAGCACTTAACTGGCTGATTGCAGTTTTGTACCCTCAAGCAAAACCCGCAGTTGCAGATGTTGCTTCCCTACCACTAGTTGGAAATAACTTAAATGATTACCGAGTGGTGCTTGATGACGGCGACGGAAAGCAGGCGGGGTATAGATGGGAACAACGAGAGGGCGAAGTATCTGCAAGTTGGCATAAAGTATTTGATTTTGATTGGTCAACTGACTCAATCCTTGCGGCCTTCATGGATATTACTCAAGATTTATTTGTTTACCAAAAAGGTAAGAGTGATCTAGATGCTACGGGCACAGTTATCACAGGGTTATACGCAGGCCAAAAAGTTTACGGCGGAAATGTAGCGAACCAAAACCTAACTCTAGCTGCAAATTCTGGCGACGGAGTGGGGGCACACACTGGTTATGTGCAAGTTGACGATAATTTTAGAGCTACTGTTCACAACACTTATGATTTAGGAACAGGCGCAATACGTTTTAAAGACGGTTATTTGCAGGGTATTTTAACCATAAACACAATGTCGATTCAGACGGGGCAAATATCTGATACGACAGGACAGATAAGTTTTGACAATGAAAATATTCTTACTACTGGGAACTATACTGGGACTACTGGGTATTTTACTACATCAGTTGAAGTTGGCCCGCTGGCTGGCAGTGCTCTTATTCTTAGTCCTGGCAGTATTACTGACGAGTCTGGCACTATATCCTTTGGCGACGAAAACTTGTCAACAACGGGTACAGTCACAGGCGCAGCGGGAAGTGTGTTCGGCGATTTCACTCTTGGGACTGGCTCCCTCACAAGTGCGTCCGCCACAATAGATTTTGGTACAAACAATTTAGACACAACCGGAACACTCGATGCGGGCAATGCAACTGTTACACGACTTGATTCTGATAATCTTAGGCTTGACGGCAATACATTATCTGTTCTCGATGTAAACGGTAATCTTGTTTTAGTCGCTAACGGTACGGGCACCATAGACATACAAAGTGCGCTCACTACAATCGGTCAAACCGTTACAGGTACAGTCGGTATTACTGGGCAGTTAGGTGTTGATAATTTAACTCTCAACGGGAACAGCATCTCTTCAACGGACACAAACGGCAATATCACTCTCACTCCTAATGGTACGGGCATTATTGACGTTACGGCTTCAATTATTCCAAGCGTGAGTTCTTCGTTTGATTTAGGATCTGCTGTAGCTTTATTTGAAGACTTATTTTTAGATGGCAACATCAGTGACGGTACGACAAGTATTTCGTCTGCAACGCTACAATCTCTGAGAGACATAAATGTAGGAGTTGGCGCAGGGTTCACAATTTTCTGGGACGGCTCCAAGTGGGCGGCATCTCTCCCTGACACAGAAATCACACACTCAGATCTTTCAGGGCTCACAACTGGCGATGCGGGGCACACACAATTTGTTATGCTTGCTGGTCGTGCAGGCGGGCAGACGATACAGGGTGGAACTGCGGCGAGTGAGAATTTAATTTTAGAATCAACGGCTCACGCAACTAAAGGTCAAATTCAATTAAAGGACAAGACTCTACCTTTCACGGATGCGAGTTACTCTGCCGGATGGCTGGGAACCGACCTCGGCGATAGCTCACATTACTTCAGAGATATTTACACAAGAGGTGAGTTACGTGGTTTTCGTTTTGAAAACTTCACGTCGGGCACATTGCCATCAGCGAGTGCGCAGAATGTGGGTCGGGCCGTATGGTCTACGGACAATAGCAAAATCTATGTCGATACAGGCTCCGCGTTTATTGTGGCCGGTGTTTCGAAATTTGTTTCGGACACAAGCTGGGACGGGGTAGCTACTACTCAGGACTTTACTGTGAGTAGCACGATACAAGATGCGCGTAATGCCATCTGGGCTTTACATGACAATTCAAATGACTTCGAAAGAATTTACACTACGATTAAGGCCATAAGTGCAACACAGGTTCGCGTAACAGTGAGCCCAGCATTGCCCGCAGGCTCGTATCGTTTGATTGGTATTGAGTGATAATTGCGGGACTACCGTAGAAATAGGGGGATATAAGTGGCTCAAATTTATGGTCAGTTGGTTAAGGCAGCGCTTGAGGTATCAGCTTCGGACTTAAGCGGAACTATCACAGGACTCATGAGTTGGAACTCAACTTCTGGGCAGATGAAAGTGTCTGACGGCACGGACGTTAGGGCCATGCTCCGAAACGACCTAAAGGCCATCATTGGAAACAATGGAACGGCCAACAATAATATCAGGTTCCACAGAGGGGCATCGACCGTATTGCAGTTTCTCCAAGGTGGGGACGCAACGGCTGAGGGCACACTTTCAACTAACCTTGCGCAAACTTCTGGGAGAGTAGAGAACTACGCAAACGCAAGTTTACCTGCGGTTGGAAATGCTGGTCGTATCGCTTGGGTAACGGACTTACTTACTTTAAAAGTAGATAACGGCGCTGCATGGCTCACGATAGGCGATGTTGTAGGACCTGCATCCTCTACAGATAACGCTCTAGCAAGATTTGATTCTACTACAGGCAAAATTATTCAGAACTCCGGAGCGACACTAGATGATTCTAATATATTAACTACTGCTGGGCTTTTACTTACTGGGCTCACGGCTTCAAGAGCACTACAGACAGACGCATCTAAAAACCTTGAAAGCTCTACTGTTACAACGACAGAGCTAGGATATTTGTCTGGCGTTACTTCAGCTATTCAAACTCAACTAAATGCTACGCCCACAATCCAAAAATTTCTTTCGGGAAGTGGTACATACACAACCCCTGCTGGCGTTAAATGGATACGCGTTCGCATGGTCGGTGGGGGCGGCGGCGGCGGCGGTTCTGGAAGTGCTGGCGGAGGTACTGGCGGTGCCGGAGGGAACACTACTTTTGGAACTACACTTCTTGTTGCAAATGGTGGGGGTGCCGGAGCTTGGTTTTCAACTGGCGGCGTGGGTGGTACGGCAAGCTTAGGCATTGGTCCAATTGGTGTCGCTCTTACCGGGCAATACGGACATGGCGCAACTGTAATTGTATCTGCTAGTGAAGTTCAAATTGCAGGTGGTATCGGCGGAAGCTCACCATACTTCGGAGGCGGCGGAGCTGAAGGACGATATAATAGTGCCGGTCAAGCTGGCATTACAAACACAGGCGGCGGCGGTCAAGGTGGGGGAAGTAATTTTGCTGGCTCAATTGCGGGCCCAGGCTCAGGCGGTGGGTCGGGTGGTTTTGTAGAGGCTATCATCAATGCTCCATCTGCTACTTATGCCTATGCTGTAGGAGCTGCGGGAACTGCGGGAGCTGCCGGTACAAACGGCGTAGCTGGCGGAGTCGGTGCGGCAGGTGCAATAATAGTTGAGGAATATTACCTTGGATAACGTGGTAAACTAAATGACTTTAACTCAGTACGCTCTAACATTCCTGCATCAGCCATACAGATGGGGGGGGTCAAATCCCCTCACAGGATTTGATTGCTCAGGATTTATTTTAGAGCTACTTAAAGCATTCGGTATCGAGCCCTTCAGAGACGGGACTGCACAAGACATTTACGCATACTTTAAAACCAACGGACTACAAACAGGTGTGGGCGAGGGGTCTTTTTGCTTTTACGGCAAAAACAGCTCGTCAATTTCTCACATCGCTTACATGATAAATAAAGCACAGGTTATTGAGGCGGGCTCAGGAGATTCTACCACGACCACTTTAGAGCGAGCAAAAGAGCAAGGTGCGTGCATCCGGATTCGTCCATTCAATCACCGAAAAGACATAGTAGAAATTATTCGCCCCGATTACTCTGAATGGGTAAGTACGAGTTGGGGGGTTTCTATATGACAGATAAAGCGAGCTTAGATTTAGTTATGGTTTTACTAGGCGGAGCGGGCACCATTTCCGTAGGACTACTTGCCTGGGGATTAAAATCTTTAATCTCCACAGTCATTCAAAACACCTTCGCAATAAAGCTACTCACAGAAAAAATCAATGGATTATTTTTAGCGGAAGAGAAATTATTAAAATTAGAGCACGATGTGCATGAGGCACATCGAAAAATCAGGGAAGTTCAACCGAAAGGACGAGAGATATGAAACGTGTTCTACTAATTTTTACTGTACTTTTTGTCACAGATGTGGCTTTAGCTCAAGTAGCTATTGACCCAATATTCATCCCACCTACATGGCTTCAAGATGTTTTACTTGCCGTTAAGGGTTTACCAATCGTTGGACCTTATGTTGTTGAGGCGTTGAAATGGATTGGTGTGTTGAGTGTTCTTATAACTTCAATCTGCGCTGCCCTGATTGCGTGCCTAAAAGTATTGGGCGGAGCGCTTAAGCTCGTTAAACTAGACGCCTTGGCAGCGAAGGTTGAAGCCTTTCAAAACTCAAAAATAGTTTTTTACTTAAAATACATCTCGAACTTTAACGCTCACAAAGAGCCTGTAAAGTGAAAGAGTTAATCGGTAAGTTAATAGAACTTATCGAGCGGTACCTGCCTACAATCCTACTTGCCTTTGGGATTGGATATAAGCAGGGAGCAAAGGATAAGGCAGAGCTTGAGCGAGAGTTGTTAGATAAGAATCTAGAACTTGAGCGAGAAAAAAACCGGAGGGCTATTGAAGCCGCAAATAAAGCTCTTGATAATCGCAGCGTTATTCGTGCCGCAATTGACAAGGGCAGAAATTTATTACGGCGCAAGCCGTGAGCTTTGTTATAGCGAAGAAGAAACAACTTCTCTTCGTGAAAGACTTAGCGAGTGCGAGGTTAAAGAATTAGACCTACGCTCAGTTGAGGCGGCTTACAAGACTTGTCAGTCGCGAGGCGGTAGTTGTGCTTATGATTGGACGGCTTTTGCTCAGGGTGCTTTGGTTGGCGGGATTACAATTGCGATAGTAACCACTATCGTTAAAGGGGGATTATAGTGCTTACACTTACCTATGGTTTAAAGTTACCACAAACAAATGACAAGGGGCCGATTGTTTTCCCTGCTCTTGAGGGGAATATCACACAACTCGATGGACATAACCACGACGGAGCGAACTCTGCGCTACTTTCCGCAGCTTCCATTATTGCTGGGACTCAAACACTTTTAGCGGTCAACTGGGTAAGTCTTGGTGCCGGTATGTACAGACAATTGGTCACTGTTTTAGCGGGGTACAACTACGACACAGTATCAATTAGTTTTAGGCTTGCGGACGGAAGCTATGTTTACCCATCAGTTGAGCGGGTTAACCCTACTTCTTACTATGTCTACACAAACGACAACACAGTTGCATACACAGCGGTTTACGGGGGCTAAGTGATTGCTACACAGCCACTAGACATTACGGATTTTTCAGGCGGGATAACAGACCATATCTATCGCCCGAATCCTACTAAGGCTGAAGTCTTAGATAATTTTGTGATCCAAAGTAATCGCTCAGTCATCACGCGCCCCGGATCAGAAATCGACGACACTGTTTCAAACGGCTACATCCCTACAGGTAACCAAAGAATCGGAACACTCATAAACTATGACCACTCCGATAAACTGTTTGTTCAGTCGGCTAAGAAACTTTACTACCGAAACCCAAGTACGTACTCAACGCTCCAAGGTCCGAGCGGCAATGATTTATTTTCAGCCGGAAGTACATCGAGCATTGTTTCGTATGCCGAGTGGAATAAGCATATTTTCCTAACAAGTGACGCGTACCCTCGCCCCATGAAAATGTATAAAGACAATTCAGGGGCTTACCAATTGCGCTCGAGTGGACTACCGGGGCTTGCTACCGATCCAGTCGTGACTGCGGGAGCTGCTGGGGCACGTACTTATTTGTACGCGTTTCATTATTCTTACACTTACTTAGTTGGGGCAGATGCACTTTCGTTTAAAGATGCAGGGGCCATCACACAAGTTGAATTACTAAACTCTGCTGACCCTTCGGTATCTACAAACGCTATAACTGTAATTCCGGTAATTGCAAACGGTGCCACAGAGAATTTTGATACAAGCAACATCAAGGTAGAAATCTACCGCACACAAGACGGTGGGGACGTATTCTACAAGTTAGGTGAAGTCACAAACGGGACTACCACTTTCAACGATACGTTTTCAGACGCCACGATTGCTAACAACGAGCTAATTTATAACTCAGACGGGTCAGTCGATAACGATGCTCCCCCTGAAGCTAAATTTATACACATCGTAAATAATGTGGGATTATACGGGTACCTCAATGAAAACTCGCAGAAAAAACCGTTTACTCTCCGTCAGAGTGTACCTGGCGACCCTGATTCTGTCCCGCTTGATTTCAACGCTGAGACGGAAGACGAAATCGCAGGAATAAACTCAGTTAAATCAGTACCAATAGTTTTATGTAAACGAAAAATCTATCGCATAGAAGGCGTCTACGACCAATTTGGTCGAGGGGGCATGCAGCTTATTCGGCTTTCGGACACTGCTGGCTGTGTGAGTAATCAGTCCTGCGTGCAGGCAGAGGATGGTCTTTTCTGGGCCGGTAACGATGGGTTTTACTTCACAGACGGCTACCAAGTAAAAAAAATCAGTGACGACAACAATGACAACTATAGAACAATGCTCGAAGAGTGTACGGACACGAAGCGAATTGTTGGCAGGTTTGATGAGCAGAACAGACGAATTATCTGGGCGCTTCAGACAGACAGTTCCTCTCTTGATAATGACTCTTTCTGGGTGCTTGATTTGCGCTGGGGTGTTCGGGACGATTCTACATTTACAACCTGGAACGCAGTTGAATTATCGGAAAGCTTCGCTCCATCAAGTATTGTATTTTTCAACAAACAACTCTACCGCGCTGATAAGCGTGGGTATGTTTTTGTTCATAGTGACGACACGTATAGTGACCCAAAAGTCGATATATTATTATCTGCTGCTGATTGGGCAATTGAGACTATTATGTGGCAGTATAAGTCGATTGCGTTTAACGGGGGAAGTAACTTCCAACGAAAAATTGCAACTCGTGTGATGATTGCAGGTAAGAACGTAACGAACTTATCCATCCAAATTACTGCAATCAACGATGACGGGAAAATATTTAGAGCTTTAAAAGAAATCCGCTGGCGCAAAAACTTTGTGTGGGGCGACCCAGAGTTCTCGTGGGGCGATACGAGTTGTGTATGGAACGCTGAAGGCTTAATTGAGCAGTGGCGAAGGTTCCCGGCGCGAGGACTTCGTTGGAGTTATTTGCAACTCCAAGTTCAGAACGCTTATACGATCATAACTAATTCCGACACACTTGGGACAGCGACTTTCGGGGCCGTTCCCAATACAGCACTCCTTGATGACGCGTCTACAACCGATTGGCCGGACGTGAGTGTCGGGTATGACTTATCGACAGAGGTTGATGGATATGAGCGAAAGTTCCCCGTCACTGTAAGATCCCCAGACACACTCACAGTCTTAGACCCTGCGAACGTGCTACCAGAAGGGTCTTTGAAATGGGAGATGTGGGGCTATCCAAAAAATGAAGTATTCAATTTGCTAGGGCTTACTTTACATTGGGCGTCTTTGAGTAAAACTCAAAGCACTTATGAAACAGGCGACTCGGGGGCTAACTCATGAGTAGACCAGGGCTACCGGAACTAATAGTCAAGAACATAGAAGACCAGTTTATAAGAGAAAACTTCGTTAGGATTCAGCGTTTTTACACTGATTTCCCCCTGTTTCGTGGTAATTGGAAGTTTTTTTCGCTTATTTTCCCTGCCGCTGTGACAAATAAAGAGATTTCCCACGGGCTTGATTTTGTGCCTACAGACATTATCCAAACTAGACTCTTAGGGCCTGGAAGCTTGACTTGGGATTATCACCTTTTTGACCGAACAAAGCTTGTCGTGACTACAACTGGGGCTTGCGAGGTACGGGCTTTTGTTGGAGCCTATAGGGAGAACGATGGATTATAAACAGTTTTCAGACATTAAGACAAAAATTGAAATGGAGCTCGATCTAGAGACCGAGGACTTCATTCAACCAAATGAGTTCATAGGATTTGTGAACGATGCTATCGCACAAGCCGAGCAGCAAATTCATAAACTAGGGTTAGAGGATGAATATTTCCTTACTAAAACTCAAGTAAGTCTAGTGGCCGGACAAGCGGATTATAATTTGCCCGCTGATGTTTACTCAAACAAACTTAAAAGAATCATCTACCAAGTCGGGACTACCATATACGATGTGGTTAGATTCCGCTCTAAAGACCGATTCTTGGAAAAAGCGCTAAGGGATCAATACGGAGGAACTACTCAGTATTATAAGTATGAGCTTCGGAATGATGGGCCTGGGTCATCAACCCAAAAGCCTGTGTTTGAGCTCTCCCCAGCCTCTCAAGAAACGACTTCAAACGCGCTGACCGTATGGTATTATAGAGCAGCAAACAAGTGGGCTCTGACTGATACTAATGGGGATGGGTATTGTGATTTGCCAGAGAGTGCGGCACAATTTGTTTTTGCCTACACAAGATACCGTTGTTACGACAAAGAGGGGCACCCGAATACTCCGGAAGCTAAAGATGCAATGATGACGGCACGTCAAGATATGATCGACGTTTTGACAAACATGGTGCCTGATGAGGAGAGTTCAATTGATAAAGATGTTAGTTTATACGAGGATTTTTCTTAAAACTGGGGGATTAGATGGCCGGTGAAATAAAAACGCAAGTGCAACCGAAGAATCCCTTCGCGAATAACTCGCTAGAGATAGTTAAGAAAAATGCGATAATGGAAGAGCAGCAGTTGCTTCAGCAGCAGCAAGCTATCAACAAACAAATCGCAGACCTTCGCGGGCAACTAACTGCGTTTTATGGACAGAATCCTGTAAACCCAAACGCACCTCAAAATAGTCAAATTGCATCCCTCGAGGCGCAGAGCGCAAGTCTTGACGGTAGGATTTCTCAAGCACGACAAAAGCAATCGGGACTCAATCCAGACGGAACACCCATCGCTCCCGGTTGGACCTCACTCACTGATGACCAATCCGGATTACTTTTAGATCAGTATAAACTTTCAGAACTTGACCCAACTCAGTGGGACGCATACCAACAACTAAAAAAAGAAAATATGCGAGCCCCAGGCACCCAAAGTGCGTGGACTCAAATTCAACTCCAAAAGCAAGCTGCCGAGGAGGCCGCTGCAAAAGACGCTGC